ACCTGTCGCGAAGTCGCCCGCGCCCTCAACATCTCCGAGCGCACGTTGTACACCTGGCGTAAGCGCCCGGCCGTGCAACGTGCCGTCTACAGCCAGCAACAGGATCTAATCGACTCCGGTGGCGGTCAGGGCATCACGGTCGTGCCAATGGCCGTGGCCACCCTGACCGAAATCATGAACGACGAGGAAGCGCGCGCCGCCGACCGCATCGCCGCTTCCAAGGCCTTGATTTCCGGCGCCCAAGCCTTCCAAGAGCGAAAGATGCTCGAGCGCACCATCGCCGACCTAGAGCAACAGCTTTACGGCATGACTGAGCAAGCACCGCCTAGCGAACCCGTCCCAGGAACAGACCTCCTTGACCCTGACATGAACCTGCTGGCCTCCGCCGACCCCGACACCGAGGACGAATGACTGCGTCCTTCGCCCAGCTGCAACGCCGTGCAGAGAAGCCGCGCGATGAAATCGCCCGCCGCAAAGCACGCTCCGCGAACTACAGCGTGGCCAAGCGTGTCACCGAGCTCCCTGGCGTTGAAGCCTGGCCGGAGTTTGCCCGTCGCACCTGGATCCGCACGAGTGGCACCGTCTCTCGGTTCGACCCCTATCAGTACCAGATCGATCTCGTCGCGAGCATCAACGCCCACCCGAACACGATCATCAACAAGTCTCGTCAGATGGGCGCCTCCGAGACGATCTGCTCCTACCTGCTGTGCCGCGCCCTCACCGAGCGTGGCTTCGCCGCGGTGGTCTTCTCCAAGACCCAACAGGACGCCTCCGAGCTCGGCCGGCGTGTGCGCGCCATGGCCAACTCCATCGAAGGCGAATCGATCCGTTACCTGACGGACTCGAACACGCAGATCGCTATCGAAGGGCGCGGCACGCTGTATTTCCTCCCGGCTTCACCCCGGGCGGCCCGTGGCATCCCGAGCTGCTCGGTGCTGTTCCTCGATGAGGCCGCCTTCCTCGACGGTGCCGCCGAGATCTACCGCGGCGCCATGCCCACGCTGTCGATGGTGGGCGACGCCGCCAAGGTGATCGTGACCTCAACCCCCGACACCGAGCTCGACTGGTTCGGCCAGCTGTGGCATGCCGGCTTACCCCCTGACTGGTACTCGTTTGTCGCTGCCAATAACATCCGCGCCCTGAACACGCGGCTAGCCCGCATCACGGACGACTGGAACCGGGTCGCGATCCACTACAGCCAGCACCCGATCTACGGGTCCGACCCGGAGTGGGCGCGCAAAACGCGCGAGTCGCGCCGCATGACCCGCGCGGCATGGGATGCCGAGTACGAGCTGAAGTTTGGCTCGACCGACACCCAGGTCTATTCGTCTGAACTGATCACGCGCGCCTCCCGCGGTCACTGGCGCGAGTGCGGCTCCGTCGGCCGCAGCTACGTGATCGGCATCGACCCCAACGCGGGGGGCAACGACTACTTCACTGCACTGGTGTTGGACATCACTTCGGCCCCCTACGAAGTCGTGGGCATGTACCACGAGAACGGCAAGAGCACCGATTACAGCCTTCGTCATGTCAAAAGCCTCATTGAGGATTACCTCCCGGAGCGGGTAATCGTGGAAAAGCAGGCCATGGGCGCCGTAATCGCAGAGGCGCTGCAACATGTCCTGCCTAACTACGCTATCGAGCTGTTCTCTACGAGCCGCCCCAGCAAGACCACAGCGACTGATCGCGTCCTGTACCTGATGGAGCGCGATGAGCTGGTCTTCCCAGAGGGCGTCATCGCCAACGAGCTCCGCGCCTTCCAACACAAGGAGAGCGGAGCGCGTGAGGCAGCCGCTGGCGCCCACGACGACTGCGTGATGGCGCTGGCGTTTGCCTGCTCTCTGATTCCTGAAACACCGAATACCGCGGGCTTCTTCGCCCACATCTGAACTGCACCATGGGGTATTTCAACTGCACCACGAGTACGGAGACGTACTACCTGTCGATGGCCAACCGGCCCTTGCCAGCCAACAGCACCAGCCGCTATCGCGGTGTGTCACGCACCAACAGTGCGAACTTGCCGTGGCGAGCTGCCCTGGGTTACCGCGGCGCCCGCCACTACCTAGGGACGTTTGCCACCGAGCGCGAGGCAGCCCTGGCCTACAACCGGGCGGCGCTGCGGATCATCGGTGACCACGCTGTTATCAACGAGGTGACCGAATGACCAATTCCCAACCAACTCCTAATCCAGTCCCAATTAGGAGTTCGCTGGTAGAGCGAGTGAGCTGCGCCATTGATGGGCGGATCAACCCTGACCAATGGCTGCACCAAGACGCTGCCCGCGCCGCGATCCGCGAGGTGGCGGCGTGGATGACCAGCAATCCCGATGTTTACTTTCCGCCTGCGCTTTTCTTTGCGCTTGAGCAGGAGGCCGAACGATGACCGACTTCCACCCCGCACCATTCCAAGACTTCTCCACCGAGCTGCGCGACCCGTGGCCCTGCATTGAGCGTTTGCGAATAGCGCTGGTAGAGGCGCAGTATTACACACCAGGCTCAGAAAACACGACAGGTCTTGCCATTGACTCACTTCTTGAACTCTTGCCCAACGAAGATGACTAACCACCCCATCACCCCACCGCCAGAGCTGGTGCAGCAGTGGATTCAACAATCAACCACTACTGAATGCACCGCTTCTCAAGTGGCCACCCGCGCCGCCCAATGGGGCGCCGACCAGGAGCTGGAGGCGTGCTGTGCGCTGATGGATGACTGGGGGCTTGAAGAGTCTGATCTCCGCGCGGCCCGCCGCCCCAAGCCTCAAACGCTGAACAGTATTGCCTTGCAAATGCTGGGCACCATTGAGCGCGATGATTACTACCTGCCCGAGATCACCGACATCATCCGCCGCGCTTTGGAGGCCGAACGATGACTAACTCTATTACCCCACCTCGCGAGCTCATGGAGCAGTGGGCTTCTGAAAAAAGTTACGACGAACGTGATTGGCTTTACGAGTTTCATATTGCAACACGCGCTGCCCAATGGGGTGCTGACCAACAACTTGCAGAAGATGCAAAGTGGCTGGATCATAATACTCTGAATGAACCGTATCTACGGATTACTCCAGTAGGTGAATCATTAAAAGAGGCGATGCGCCCCAAGCCGCCGAGCTTGAAGGAGCGAGCGTTGGAATTAGCAAGACCAGCAGGAGCAGAAGGTGCGTATGTCACGTTTGGCCCCGAAGAGCTTGGACTTATCCGCCGCGCCCTGGAGGCCCTGCCCAATGACTGATTTCTTCATCGATTCAGAGACCGGCCGCATCGGCCAGCTCTGGTGGTTCAACTCCAACAACGTTGAACGCCTCTGGATGGGAAATGTATCTCCTTGGGTCAACAAGTGGTGCATCCGCTGGGGCACCTGTGGCTTCGGTCGCAATGTTCGCGTCTACATGGAGCCGATTGATGACTAACCCCACCGACTGGCGAGCGCTGTGCGCTGAGCTTTTTGAAAAAGTGGAAGACGTGTACATCGGTTCGTCTTGTTTAACTGAACTCCGTAATCGCGCCCGCGCCGCCCTGGCCCAGCCCGAGCCGCAGGGGCCGACGGATGAGGAGCTGGTTGAACTCTTTAATGAGAACGACTGGAACTTCATCAGTCCAGAAACTTTTATTGACATTGCTCGTTCTGTACTGGAGTTACATTGACTAACCTCTCCCCCGCCGCGCAGGCGGTGCTGGATGCTGCACACAACAAGTGGTTGGATGTTGATGACGACATCCCCGCGCAGGTGACCGCCGCCGCCCTCCGCGCTGCTGCGGATCAGGTGGTGCCGGAGCAAAGTGAGCCACCCTGCGGAGAAGGTGAACCGTGGCCCCAGAGCTATCAATTGATGGCCGATTCCAAATGGGAGCAACGGCAGAAAACTCGCGCCGAACTACTCGCCATCGCCGCCGAGCTGGAGGATCAATGACAGTACCCCTGATGTTCGAGCTTCTCGTCGTCTACGTCGTGGCGTGCTGCTTGGCGCTGTGGCTGGCGTCCAAGCTGCTGCCGTGATTGGGGTGTGGAGGTGGCGTCGGCTCTCGCGCCTGCACGCCTCACCGCAGCCTCCACACTGCGGAATGCCCAGTGATTCCTTGAAATCATTGGACTAACAGACTAGCAACTATGCCGGGTTGAGCCAGTCCCAGATACTGGCTTCTCGATCCGGTGACCACGAGGGCTGACTCCGGAACCAAGCTCGCCAATCAACCTCTGACCCCTTACCTCGATTGCATTCAGCGCAAGCAGCAATCAAGTTGTGGGCAACGGTGTGACCCCCTTTGCACCGAGGACGGACATGATCCAAGGTTCCGGCTGGCTTACCGCAATAGGCACAACGGGACCCCCAGGAGTCGAGGATCCCCTGCCGAAATCGCAGCTTGGCGCACCGTTTTGAGCAGAGGAGGGAGCCATCGATGTGATGGTCCAACATGCCGGCGTGGCAGCTTTCCCAGCCTACGGACCAGAGCAAAGTCCCGGTCGCAGTCTGCAACAGAGAAAACCGTGACCTCGAAATCTAAACTCGTGCACTTGAAATCTAAACTCACACCTCGCGAATCTGAACTCGTGCATCCGGTATCTAAACTTGTATACCGCTAACTCGCATTCGCGCCCTATGCGCAAGTTTGCAATTTGGCGATACATTTTGCATATCCCGCCGCGTCTTGCGCTGTCGTGACGCAAAACACTACCGATACCTTCCGGAATGATGGTGCTTTAGTCAACGTGTTGACAGGAATGGGCCTGTCATCTCGAGACAAGACAACAGCAACATCTGTAGCAGCAAAAGCCTTCCTCTCAGAAGCGGAGCTCGAGGCCCTCTATAGCCATGGCGTGCCTCGTCGTTACGTCGATGCCATTGCTGACGAGATCCTGCGCCACCGCACCACCATCGTCCTGGGCAGCGACACCGAGCCTGATGCGAACGACACCATCAGCAGCTTTGAGACCTTCCTCCAGGCCACACAGTTTCACTTCGCACTCTCCGAGGTCGTCAAACTGCAGCGCCTGTACGGCGGTGCCGGCCTAGTCCTGCTGATCGACGACGGTCTCCCCGAGGAGGAACCGGTCGATCTTCAGCGCATCCGCGCGGTCCGCGGCTTCGTCCCCCTGTCCCGGCACGAGCTGATCCCCGAGGACTTCTCGATCACGGACTACTCGAAGCCGTCGCACTACCGGATCACCACCAGCCAGAGGATCACCCCCGACCAGACAGGCTCGTACACCAACGTCCGCATCCACAACACCCGGGTCGCGCGCTTCGACGGCTTGTATCTGCCCTGGAACGTCCGTGTCCGCAACACCGGCTGGGGCCAGTCGGTTCTCCAGCTGATCTGGGAGGCCTACAAGCGCTACGAGTCCACGATGTCGGGTCTCGAGACCATGACCACGGACTCGGACCTGTTTGTCCACAAGATCCCCGGCCTGTTCCAGCGGATTGCTTCCGGAAACGAGACGGATCTGCGTAAGCGCCTGGAGGCCAACAACCTCAGCCGCTCCGTCTACGGCGGCATGGTCGTCGACCAGGAGGAAGACCTTCAGTTCCTCAACCGCGCACTGTCCAACATGGCGAGCGCCACCGAGCCCTTCATCAAGGATCTCCAAGCAGCCACGGGTTGGCCTGCATCCATCCTGATGGGCGACTCCCCTGGTGGTCTTGGTAAGGAAGGCCGCTTCGAGGAACGTGTCTGGGCTTCGTTGGTCGAGCAGTGGCAGGAGGTGTACTGCCGAACCCCTCTGACCGAGGTCTTCACCTACATCCTGGCCAGCCGCGAAGGCCCGACCCGAGGGCGTGTTCCGGAATCCTGGAGTGTGCGCTTCCCGAGTGTCTTCACCCAGACCGACGAAGAGAAAGCAGGTCTCCGCCTGCAGATGGCTCAGGTAGATGCGCAGTACATCAACCTGGGTGTCCTGAACCCCCTCGAGGTGCGCGAAGCCCGCTTCGGCGGTACCGAGTACAGCATCGACACCACCCTCAACGAGGCGGTCACAGAGCAGTTGGTAGCCCAGACCGACGCTTCCTTCCAATCGCAGATGGCGGGCTACGAGGCTCAACTGTCTGCGATAACGGCACCGCAGCCCGGTCTGCCTCCGGCGGAAGAAGAGGAAGACGATGAGGAAGAAACTGCAATCCTCCCGCCTGGCCGTGGCGACGCCTCCCTGTTCGATCACTACGAGGCCCACGGCCTGCGGATCGCTGTTTCGCACGAGCTCAGCGGCATCAAAGCCGGCTATCTGGTAGGCCCAGATGGACAACGCACCGATGCCACCGAGGGCGCATCCCTGATGGTCTTCGGTCCCAACCGCACCAAGGCCTACAAGCTCTACCGAGCGCGCTTTGTCGTCGACGGCGCCTTGATTGACGGGCCTTATGCCACGGGCTTCGCCTCCTTGCGCGCAGCGAAGAGCGGCATCAACGCTTTATTCCCTCGGCAGACTGTGGCAGGGCTCTCCCCTGTACCCGAGGGCGAAGTCGAAGCACTCCGAGCCGCCTGGGAGACGTACTGATGAACAACACCACTCCCGAGGGCTTTAGGACTGCGGCCTATCTGGCCGCCAAAGCCCGACTCGACGCGCGCAAGACCACGCGCAACGTCCAGTGCAACCCGCCCAACGTCCGCTGCGGCAACCGCTGCATTCCCCCGAGCTGGGACTGCCGCCTTAAGGGTCAGGGCACTGACCCCCACCTCCGCGCTACCCAAACCGACCCCCTCGGGGGCCTCGCGAACATCCAGCGCGGCGCCTCCCGTATCGCACGTGGCATCGTCCGGGGCAATTTCTCCGAGGTCGAGGGCGGCAAACGCGCCATCATCCGCGGCACCGTCAAAGCCGCCCCTGGCAACCTACAGCAGAAGAAAGAGCTCCAGAAGAAACTCGAAGATCGCACCCGTACCATCGGCATTGGCCTAGCCGTCGTTACCGGCGGCCTCGGGATCCACTCGATCCTGATGAAGAGCAACACCTTTGGCTACCGAGAAGGTGTAGGCGCCAACATCAACAACTCGGTCCGGCTCGGCCTGAGTCGTGTACTTGATGCGACTCCGATCATCGGAGCGAATCGAGCCCGCGTGCGAGCTCAAGTCCAATCCGGCATTGAAGCCCAACTCCAAAGGCAGGCCAACCCTGTCGAATCTGTACTGACAGGCCAACTAACGCGGACTACGCCCGCCCAGGCAGACACCGACGCTAGGTCAAAGCTTGTCGTAGCTCTGCAGGCTGTCAACGATAGCCATCGCGGTGCCACATCCAGTTTTGACGCCTGGAATAAGGAACACCAACAAGTCTTTTTCAACACAACTAAGCACGAGAGTGGTGTTGGTCTTGGCGTTAAAGAGGAGGGCAACGTCTTCGCACGCCCTGCGACCGATGAATTCCTGGCGCGGCAATTCAAACTTCAGGGAGATGACACGCTAACTTCAAAGTCCATCAAGGATGCGGTTCAGCGCCAACTCACTGATTACAAGAGCTCTCTTCTTGATCTTGCCCAGCAGCAAGGCTTTGCGATTACGAATACACGCAATGGCCGCGTCATAGCCGAGAAGGACCAACGTGCCTTCATTCAAGGCGTTGTCAATTCCACCTTGCCAAAGGGACAGGGCTCTCTAGCTGTTCGCGGCGTACTGACGAAACACCTTGAGGACACCCTGAGCCTCAGCCCTAAAGGGCGCACGGATGCTCTTTATCGGGCTACCTACAAAGGTTTCGATGAGTTTTACAAATCCCAGGGATCCGTCATTTCCAATGTGACGCAAAGCGCCCGCATGACAAAGGCTCTGCGTGAGACGGGGGCAGAAGAGACAATGCTCAACGGGACCATGGCCCGCTCTCAGTACCTACTGGGACTGACACGTCCTGGCCAACGAGTCCAAGGCCCAGCGCATGCCGAGCTTGTCCTGCGGGACTACCACTCCGAGGTAACCGGCACGGGTCCCCGCCGGATGTACGCCGTTACCGACCGCCTCGCTGTAGCGGCAGCCTCCGAGTTGGAAGGACGCACAGTCAACAAGGGGGAAGCGTTCCAAATCCTTGAACGGGAGGGCTTTACGAGGGCCGTACCAGCAAAAACAGCCGTAACCGCGCGAACTCGCCCCATGAGCGAGGGTGAAGCGGTCTACGCCCTGATGCGCGAAAACCCGGGCATGACGCTCCAAGCCGCACGCCGCGAAGTCAAACGCCGCCGCGGCGATGAGGACGACTTCTCCCCCGAGCTCGTCCGCACTGCCACCTACCTCGCAGCCCGCGCCGACTTCAAGGAGAGCAGCCACTTGGGAAAGCCCTGTGGCGCCTCCCACATCCCCAAGGCGCATGAGTGCCAGAAGGGACGAGGTGCTGCAACTTCCGAGAACGACCAGAAGCGCAAGGCCGCAACCGTCGCTGCTGTCGCCGGAGGCGCAGTCGCCCTGGCTGTTGCTGGCACCGTTGCTTACAACCTCAAGACCCTGAGCGATCCGACGAAGTCCCCACTCACTCCGAGCCCGGGCATCAAAGACCTCGTCAAATCCATGAAGCAAGAAGCCAGCACCAAAAGTGCCAGCGAAGCCATGGGCTACTACTACACCAAGAAATCCGGCCTCAAACCGGGCGACGTGGTCTATTTCCGCAATGAAAGAGACCCAGCTGCGCACTTCGGCATCTATCTGGGAGAAGGTAAAGACGGCATAGTTCGGGCCGTCATCGCCAACACGAACAAGTCCCGCTTCAGCTGGACAGACGTTACCGAGATCGGCGCCACTAAGCCTGGGTTGAAAACCTCACAGGCCCTGATGACACCTTTGATCAAGGCTCCTGATCCCAAGTTCAAAGCCAGGACGGGTGCTCCCTTCACTAACGAAGAAGTTGTAAAACGCGCGATCCGCATCGCCGGTACTGACTACAGGTTCTCTCTGACCCGGGACAACTGTGAAGCCCTAGCTAACGGCATTGCTTACGGCGTCCCCGAGTCCGAACAGCTCCAGCGTTTCCGTCGCGCCACACGCGCCGTAGTTGACCTCGGCGTCTCCCGTGGACAACGTCGAGAAGGGCGCGAAGCCATCTATCAAGGTCGCGCTCAAGGCCGTAGCTACACCGCAACCGAGTTCGTCACCTTCCTTCAAGGCCAACGCGAGTTCAGCTCTCCGGTAGGCAAAGACCTCGCCAAGCAATACTCCCAGTACTTCGAGGGTTCCCGTCTTGATGCGGAGCGTGCCGGCGGTGGCTTGATCAGCCCTGACGAGCTTTGGTCCCGCATTAAGACCTACGGCCCCGCGGTGCGGGCACAAGCCATGACGGACTACCTCCTCATCCAGCGCTCCCTGGTGGAGATGGAACGTGGACGTAGTTGAGCAGTACAACCGCACCCTCCGCACCACCGAGGACGGCACCCTGCGTCTGCTGAACCGTGTCCTCGACCAGGCCTTCAACCGCCTGGTCCGTCGGACCCGGATCCACATGAAGGCCGGCTACTCCGATCCGACCCAGCGCAACCTCGCCTTGCTGCAGGAGTTCCGGCAACTGATCCCAGCTATTCGGCCCGACAAGGTGGACGCATACGACCGGTTATTCCGGAATCTCGTGCGTGACGCCTCTGGTCTCGGCTTGGTCGTCAGCCAGAAGTTGACCACCCAGATGCGCCCAGACACGCCGCGCATCGATGTCTCCATTCCCTTGGAGGCCACGGTGGCGGCTGCAAGTCAAGCCAAGGGCTATCTGCGCCGTCACGGCGAGAAGTTTGCCGAGACCGCTGCAGCCACTGTCGCCCAAGGGATCGCCGAAGGCCGTCCCACCGACGCCATGGTGCAGGACATGCGACTCCGCCTAGGTGTGGTGAAGTCCCGTGCCGACGTGATCGTGCGCACGGAGTCCTTACGGGCCTACAACAGCGCGTCCAACACGTACTACGCAGCCCAGGGCATCGACGTCGTCATGTACTACGCGACTGCTGATGACCGAGCTTGCCCCATCTGCGCCCCGCGGGCCGGGGAGCTCTACAGACGCAGCGAAATCAAGGTGCCACTCCACCCTCGATGCCGCTGCTACGTCGCCCCCTGGGACCCTGAGATCGCCCAGATGGACCCCGATTACGCAGCTATGCGCGATCTGCATAAGCAAGAGGTGGCAGCCGCCCTCCAGCGCACCGGCACCACCGAGCTCGCAAGCCTCAACCGCGCTGCCGTCTTCGAGCAGCTCGCCCCCGTCCCCCTCAGCGCCGGGTGAAGCGTCCCAGAAAGCGGGACAGCGGACCCAAGGCATCCAAACGACGATTCAGCTCATCAAGCTGAGCCTGAATCTCATCAAGACGCTTAATTACTGTGTCAACACGCTGTGTAATAGGGCCAGCAGCTTGCTCAGCTTCATGTCCTAGGAACTTTCCGATGTCCACGGGAGGTACTCCACTACCCGTCACCGTAAGAAAGCTCCATCAGCGGTAATCTGGCCTATCCGACTACGCCATCTCGGCCACCCTTGCTATGGCCAAGCCCAGCATGTCCCAGAAGTCCAAGTCCATAGAAATGGAGCCGGGCGAGGGCAAGAAGCACGAGATGGCTGAAACCGAGCAAGAAGAGCTCCGCGAAGGTGCCGAGCCCGACGACATGCCCGCAGGTAAGACCAATCGCAAGCGCAGCGCCAAAGGTGCCAAGAACACCAAAGCCCCCATGGATGGTGAAGGCTGCAGCTGCGGAGTGCGCAAAGGCAAAGCCTCCTGCGACGGCAACTGCGGTGGCTACGGCAAGAAGATGGATCGCAACGACGCGTTGACCCCTCAGGAGTACCTCGCCGCTTGCGACCTCGGCATCCAAGGCCGCAACCGCGCCTACATCCGAGCCCGTCTCGATACAGCTATGAACCTCACTCCTTCCTCTGTCCGCGCCGACCTCAAGTGTGGCAACGGTTCCATCTCCGAGGGCGAGAAGTGCACAAAGGGAGCCGCTCAGAAGGTCGATCCGAAAGCAGAAGCAAAGAAGGAGTTCAGAAATTTGATGAACAATCCTACTGCAGCTGTTCAATTCAACAGAGCCCGGGGTTCCACCAAAGGAGTTGGTAACAAGATCAAGGTCGCCGGTGAGCTCGCCGCCCGTGTCGGCGGCGGGTTCGCCCTCGGTGCCGGCTTGATGCAGCTTTCTGAAGGCGCCATGCGTGGCAACCTCGGGGAAGTCAGCCGCGGCTACCGCAACATGCAGCTCGGCGCCGCCGCGACTCAGGTGGCGGCTGCAAGTAAGGCCGGTCGTATGGGCAAAAAAGAACTCTCGAAGGAGTTCCTGAAGAGTGCCGGCCGCCAGGCTGCCATCGGCGTAGGCCAGGAAGCTGCCATTGGTGCATACGCCGGCTTCAAGCGCGCCGGTGGTGCCGCTGGTGTCAGCCGCAACGCCCGCCGCGCCTACCAACGTGCAACTGGAATGCGCTCGACGCCTAGCGGAACCGGTTGGGCCTCCAGTGCCTACGACCGCCCGCTGCGCGGTCGTCGCGACTCCGTCTACGCCGCCGGCTTCTCAACCGATCTCGACCAGCTGGCCCTCTGAGCCATGACGCTCACTCCTGCCTCGCTCCGCCTCGACGCCAATGGCCGCCCGTGCGGACAGAGCCACATCGCAGCGGGAAAAACCTGCCGCCAACGGGGATCCTTTCCGACGCGCAAGGCCATCGCCGCTGGTCTGGGTGTGGCCGCCCTCGGGGCAGGCGCTGTTGCATTGTCCCGGCGTAGGGGCAGCACTGGTTCCAGCGGTAGTGATGCGCCGCCCTCCAGCCCTCCGCGCCTTCCGGGTCTGACACCCCGCGGTCTCCTCGCCGCCGCACCTCCGCGCAAGTCCAAGACCCAGCGCATGCGGGAGAACACCGCCACCGCGGTACGCCAGACCGAGGGCGCAATCGCCCAGACCGCCCGAGAGGAGATTCGACGCCTGGGCCAAATTGGCAACACCATGGCGAGTGCTGGTGAAGCCGCGGGTATGGCCACCAAGACCACCCTTCGTGAGCTCCGCCTCCGTACCGAGGCCGCCCGCCGCCGTTACGAACCCGGCTATCGCAAACCCGATCAGAAGCGCCTGCCGCGTGGAACTCAAGCCCAGCTCCCACAGAGCAACTTGACCCCCGAGCGTGTTCGCCTACCGCTCGACCCACGGACCGGCCAGCCGAGTCGACGCCGTATCGAGGGTTTCGGGCGGCGTGACGCCTACATCCAGCATTACGAAACCTCGTACCCAGAAGGACACCGAGGACGGCAAGAAGTACACGAAGACCGTCACCAACCCCGAGACTGGCCGACCCAACAAGGTCCGCTACGGCGCCAAGGGCTACCGCATCGCCCCCGGCACCCCCAAAGGCGACCGCTACTGCGCTCGGTCCTTCGGCGACATGAAATCCGAAGGCTATGACTGCTCCGGAGCCGAACGCAACACCCCGCTTTGCCTCTCGCGGGCTAAGTGGAAGTGCTCGGGTAAGACCAGCCGCCGCTAAGTCCGCACAATGAGCTCAGTTACCCGAGCCTGAGTGCAGGACACCGACGTGAAACCGGCTAAGCCGCCCGAACACGCCTTCACCCGCCTCTGGTACTGGAACCCCGCAGGAGCTCAGTCCCTGCTCTGTCCCGTCCACGAAGCCAACACCATCCGCCGCCGTCTGATCTCCGAGGGCGCCGTGGTCTGGCACACCGAGGTTTACAACGCCTAGACGCCCTGCAGCATTTCGTGCAACGGCACTGAGTAGATCTCGCTTAATACTATTAGCTTCGAAAGCGATATCTCTATTTCACCCTTTTCCAGTCTCGAGTACGCCGCCTGACTGATCCCCAGTCGTTCTGCCACCTCTGCCTGGGTGTGACCGGTGTATTCCCGTAAGGCGCGCATCCTGCGGCACATAGTCAATTGCCGGTGGATTGCCACTCCCCTTTATCCGCTTTGCGTTTAAGGCTATCGCGACTCCTCAAAAGGCGTAATCTGTGCGCATGGAAACATCAGTATCCAGGTACGACTTCGCCCCGATCACGGGTAGCGAAACCACCGAGGAGGGTTACCTTCGCGTGTGGTGTCGTGCTGCGCGTACGGGCACCCAGCTCTACCGGCGTGCTGATGGCTCCCAAGTCCGGGAATACAGGCCCCCCGAGGAGGTCAGTGCTCCCGATTCGCTTTCCACGTTCGGGATGAAACCCGCGACATGGGGGCATCCACCCGTTCTGCTCGACTCTTCCAACACCAAGACGTATCAGGTCGGCTACTCAGGTAGTCAGGTCCGTTACAACGACGGTTTCGTGGAAGTCGCCCTCGTCGTCACCGACGCGGACGCCATCGAGAAGATCAAGCGCAAGGACGCCACCGAGGTGTCTGCCGGCTACAAGGTCGATTTCGACCCCACCCCTGGGCTCACCCCCGAGGGCGAGGAGTACTCCGGCATCCAGCGCAACATCCGGGTGAATCACATCGCCATCGTGCCCCGTGGCCGGGCTGGCCCGGAGGTACGACTGCTCCTCGACCGTATGGACGCAGCTGACGCTGTGGCCTACGACCAGGAACTGACCCACACCTATGGGTCGGCGCTCCAGCCCAGTCAACCTGCATCTCCCGTTATGGCCACCGTCAAACTTGACGGCCTGGAGATCGATCTGCCCGCGGAAGCAGCAACGGCGGTCCAGTCCTTCGCACGGGACATGGAGCGCCAACTCAAAGCTGTGACCACCGAGCGTGACGAGCTTTCTTCCAAGCTCGATTCCCTCAACGCAGACTTCGACTCCATCGCCTACGAGAAGGAAGCCGCCGAAGGCCGTGCTGATGCTCTCGAAGAGCGCATCACCGAGCTCGAATCCGGTTCTGCTCGTATCGACACAGCCGAGCTCGACCAACTGGTCGCCGCTCGTCTCTCCACCCTTCAGAAGTTGGCCCCCGCCTTTACCGAGGACTTCAAGTTCGACGGCATTGACGACGCCACTCTGTACAACCAGGCCTTCGAAAACCTGACCGGCGCCGCTCCTCGCGAAGACGCCGACCCCTCCTACATCTGTGGTGTTGTGGACGGCATCCTTGCCGCCCGCGCTGACGCCGAAGGTGAAGAGGGCGACGGTGAAGAAGCCGAAGGCTCCGACGACGGTGAAGCCGGTGAAACCGGTGAAACCAAAGAGGACGCCGCCGACGCCCGTTCCGACAGCACCGCCGCCCTGCGCGACGCGCTGAAGGGAGCCGGTCGCTCCAACGACGACCCTGTGTCTTCTTACCGAGCACGGCAGGTCGAAGCCTGGAAGCGTCCCCTCACCGCCACCAAGTAAGGAGCTCCTTCCATGGCCGCTACTTTCACCGCCACCACTGTTACCAACCCCTCTGGGGCTCAAGGCAGCTACCCCCTGACCGAAGTTGCCGGTCACGAGGGCATGATTGCCGACCTGCAGGCCTACGTGTCTCGCAGCTTCCGCAACCAGTCCGGCGCCGCCATCCCCTTCGGGGTGTTGGTGATGACCGACAACTCCCCGACCAGCAACAACGCCCTGGCCGTCGAGCCCGCCACCGGTGCCACCGGCATCGTGGGTCTCGCTGTTAGCTCCCTCACCTTCGAGGGTGTGAGCGGCGGCTCGGCCTACACCCCTGTTCCCACCCCGTTTGCCGCGGACGGCCGCGTCGGTTACCCCGACAAAGAGACCGTCAACGTGCTCTCCAAGGGTGTCATCTGGGTGTACACCACCGAGGCCGTGGCACTGGGCGACGCCGTCCGCTTCTGGGACACCGACTACTCGGGCACCGTTTCCGGCGCCTTCCTCGGTCGTTTCTGCAAGACCGCATCTGGCACCAGGACAACCGCCGTCACGGCGGGTGCTCGTTGGCTGTCTGAGACCTCCGGCGCCGGTCTGGTGCTGTTGGAACTGGACATCCCAGCCTGCACCTTCGCCGCTGACTCCTGATCACGGAGCTTTTACCAATGACTACCGAAATTCGTAACGACGAGGTCGGCGTCTTTCTCGCCCGTGAGCTGGAGACCATCCTGGCTCGCACCTTCGAGGTCGAGTACGCCGACATCAAGTACAGCCAGCTGATCCCGATCTCCACCGAGGTCGGATCCGGCGCTGACTCCTTCACCTATCGCGTCTTCGATAAGCAAGGCTCGATGAAGGTTATTGGCGACAAAGCCAACGACCTGCCCCGTGCCGACGTCCTGCGCAAAGAGGTCACGCACCCTGTGCGCAGCCTCGGTGCCTCCTTCGCGTACACCATCCAGGAAACCCGTGCCGCCGCCATGGTGCCCGGCATGAACCTGGAGCAGCGCCGTGCTAACGCCGTGCGTCGCGCCTACGAGGAGAAAGTGCAGGAGATCGCCTACTTCGGCGACGCTGCCTCGGGCATGAAGGGCCTGTTCAACAACGATCAGGTCGACAAGCTGGTCCCCAGCGTGTGGTTCGATTCCGCAACCACCGACGAGCTGATCCAACTCCTGAATGAAGTTCCCACCCGTGTGGTGCAGAACTCCAACATGAAGGAGATGCCCAACACGATGCTGGTGCCCTACAACGTGTACCGCATCATCAGCACCACCCCCCGGTCGTCCACTTCGGACACCACGATCATGGAGTTCTTCCTCCGGACGAACCCGATGATCAGCGCCATCGAGCCGATCAACGAGCTCGAGGCCTCCAAGTCGGGTGGCTCGCTGTCCAAGGACCGCGTGTTCGTGTACGACCGCAGCCCCGACAAGCTGCAACTGCACCTGCCCCAACCTCTCGAGTTCCTGCCCCCCGTGCGTCAGGCCCTCGAGTTCTCCGTGGCAGCCCACGCCCGCATCGGCGGCCTGTCCCTCTACTACCCCAAGAGCGCCATGGTGCTGGAAAAGGCCTGATCTCAGGCTTTCTCCTAACCCGCTCTGAATTGGTTGGCTCACTCACTTCACCGGACCATGATCCTCGTTTATCGCCCCGAGCTTGAAAGTCCTCCCATGGACAAGGAGTGCTCTTTGGGCTTCTCCTTCATCGCAGGCGCTGGCGTAACCGATCACATCCAGCTCACCTCTGGTGTGAACCGGGGTTTCCCCGCTGCCACCTGGGACAAGATCAAGGACTACGACGTGGTCAAAGGTCTCCTCAAACTCGGTGCCCTGCGCATCGAAGAGGAAACCAGCGACACCACCGAGGACGCCACGATCTCGCCCTCAGCAGCTGACACGATCTCGGATCTGCCGATCACTCAAGCTCTGAACCTGATCGAGGACAGCTTCGATGTAGCCCAACTCCAACGTTGGGACGCGAAAGAAGCCCGGATCCGCGTGAAGAACGCCATTGCCAAGCGCATCAGCGCCATCACTGAAGGCAACGGCTGATGGCTGTCCCCTCCGCCAACGTATTTCTCATCCGTTTCCCCGAGTTTGGCGAACTGTCGCTCGAGGTAATCGAGGGTGCGTTGGCCGAGGCCGGGCGCTTCACTCCTGAAACGCGCTGGGGAACCATCCACAGCGACGCAGTCAGCTATCTCGCGGCCCACTTGCTGGCCACCCGCGTGATGCAGATCGGCCTCCAGGTCGGCGCAATGTCGGGCTCCCCTACCGGGAACCAGATCCAAGCCTCCCTCTACGGCCAGGAGTACCAGCGCTTGCTTGGCAGCCTCCCCATCTCAGGCTTCGCGCTCTGACCATGGCTATCCCACCCGCCACTATCGGTAGCTACGCCCCTTGGGGCAACGCTCAGCTGGCGTTCGAGGTGGCCACCGGTTTCACCACCACGGATCCCTCCACGGGTAACACCACTCAGAGCACCGAGATTGTCGAGTATCTCGCCGCCATTACCCTCCAGCCACCGCGTTGGACAGGGAAAGGTGGCATCGATACAACGACCTATGCCTGTGAAGGTCGTCTGCTGAGCCCTTCTGTTCTCGATCCCCGGATCACAAACGGAAGCCAAGCAGTCGCCACCATCAACGGCTACCGAGGCCGGTTCGAGCTGACTTACAGCCTGAACATGGACCAGGCGGCCTATCGCGACATCCGCCAGAGCCTGAGCGGCATCTTCCGCGTTGTGGGAGGTCCCGCCTGATGGCCCAGCAACGTCGCGCTCTTGACCAGGCCCTGCAAACAGCGACGGCCACAGCCGTGCAGCAGTTGAGCACCTGGCTGGATGCCCGCTTTACCCAGGAAATCTCCTCGGCGAAGTGGAACTATCCCACCCCTCCGCAGGTACGGGACATCGTGGACTCTGGCCGCCTTCGTGCCAGCCAAACCCGCACTGTGAACGCGGACGGCTCGGTGACCTTCACCTGGCCCACCGAGTACGCCGCTCAAGTCCACGAGGGCGGTGTTGGCCTCAACGGTCAACGCTTCCCGGGCCGACCTTGGACTCAGGCACCCCTTCAAGAGGCTCCTGCCAAGTTCGGTCAACTGCTCCGCCGTGCCTTGGAGGAGCAGCCATGACGATCTCCACGCACTGCCCGCCAGTAACTGCACTGCGGTCAACGATTGAGCGCCACATCCTCGACTTGTACGAGGCTGACGGCACCACCCTCAAGCCGTACACCGCCTGGCCGGGCTACTACACGATCCCGAACAGCAGCCGCACCCCTGCGGTCTACGTCGTCGGTGCCTCCATGGTCCCCTCCAACTGGGTGGTCACGGGCATCGAATGCACCATCGAGGACGTGCCCGAGATCGTCAGCCCCGGCTCCGTAGGGGGCGTGATTTCCATCGAAACGTGGAACGTGCGCTTCACCAACTACGGGACCAACAAAGGAACGCGGATGTCAACAACGTTGCTGGACATCAGCCGTCGTCTGGCTCGCGCCTTCCCACGGGACCAAGTCACGTACATGGCCCGGACCGAGGCCACCTTTGAGGCCCTGACAGCCCGCATCCGCGGGACTGTGCTGAACCCCCCGATCCCCTAAGAGGACACAACCATGGCCGACTACGCCATCGGGCTCTCGTTCCACAAGGCTCACCGGACCATTGTCCGTGCCGTGGATTTGACCCCTCCCTGCCGCTACTTCGCCAACCGCGACAGCGCCGGCCTGATCACCCTGCCGACCCTCGACCCCGGCTCTAGCTACGTCGAGCTCCAAGGCATCACCCAGACCAGCTTCCAGATCAACGACAACAACCAGGAGTTCCGCCTCCTGGGCGATGACGGCTGGGCTGACAGCGTGATCACCGGTTCGTCGGTGCAAGCATCGGTCACCGCCTACTTCCTGAAGGACGCTGAAGTCCCCGCCGGCCAGAACTGCCCGCAGTTCCGTGGCAACTACGACGAGGGCTTCAACCTGATTCAGCGTGCCCGCTACAACAAGGACTACGAGATCTACATCGAGTTCCTGAAAGAGCTGGGCCAAGCTGACGGCACCACGGGCAACTACCTGTATGACTTCACCGGCTTCAACGCGGTGATCATGAACTACCAGGAGTCCATCAACGCCGAAGGTCTCACCGAGATCACCTTCGACCTGATGTCGCGTGCCCGCCCCGTGTTCGGCCGCTACAACGCTGGTGCTACGCCGATTAGCTTCGGTGGTGTGCAGTCCAGCCTCTTGTTCACCGCCCCGAGCTCGGGTAGCCGCCGTTACGCCACGGTGCCCCTGGATAACGCCAGCGCTGTGGTTGTGGGCAACGATCTCACCGTCACCTACACAAGCGACGGCACCGTTGCACTCACCCAACTGGCCCTCGGACAGACCGATGGCAGCGGTTTCCGCTTGGAAGTCGCCTCCACTGGTGTGGCCGTACCTGCAGCTGTCACGCTGTCCGGGAACGTTGTCACCATCAACCCGAGTGCGAACCTCGCCTCTGGCACCATCTACCAGCTGGTTGTGGCCGACGGTGCCATCACCCAGGCTGTGGACAGCAGCGGTACAGCTTCTGCCTCCGGCGTCAAACGCCCCCTGGAAGGTTTCACCACCAACTTCAGGACGGCATAAGCGTCAGACTGCTAACGAGCCAACCACCGAGCCCCGCTTCTGCGGGGCTTTTTTGTCACCATGCACCACGACTTGCTCCTCGACGCAATCAACAGCGTCTTCGCGGTCAACTGCCGGGTAGAAGGCACCACCCTGCACTGTGGCGCCCTGTACCTAGACCCCCTGATCCAGTCCCAGCATATACGCCTAGCGTATGAGGACGCTAATGTGAAGATCGAACTTCCACTTGAACTCCTCAACCAGTCAGCACCTTTTCGTGCGTGGTCTGTGGAGCTCCCGATTGTCGATGAGTAAGTACGCTTCGCTTCTTTTCGCCCCAGACAAGTACCACGAGATCGGCCCCTTCCGCTTCCCGATCTACAACGATCTGGTCCCCGGGGAATCCAAGGGCATTGAGGAGATCAGCAGGAAACAATCCAAATCGACCTTCCGTTCCATCAAGCTCGCACAACGGATCGCCAAGGACAAAGGTGTCAGCACCAAAGAAGCCCTGGAGATGCTGAGCAAAGCTGGGGACGACGAGAACCAAGACATCCTGTACGACTACGCCACCGACCTCGAGGAGTTGCAACGCGAGAACGTAGGGGCGACAGAGCAGCAAATCGCCTTTGTCACCCTGTTCATGCGCTACCGCGGCGAAGCAAAGCTGCCCCGCGCCAAGGACTGGACCAAGCTCGAGGATTGGACCGAGGCCGATACGGAGTCCATGCCCACCAAGGTGATGCAGGACATCTTCAGCCTGATCACCTGGGAGCGTGACGGCTGGCCCGTACCAGCGGGAAACGAGTCCGAGGCCGAACCGGAGTTCAGCCCACCCCCGAGCAAATCCTGAAGGACTGCGAGGGGTTGCTGCGCTCCCCTCTAACCGACTGGGATCAGATCTACGTCCGAGTGCGGTGCTCCCCCATGGGAGTCGACTACCCAGCCGAGCGCTTTTTGCGTACTCCCATCAGCACGTTGCGCTGGCTGCTCCGCCAAATCGACGATGCAGAACAAGCTAAGGCCAACCTGGCGTCGATCACGACGGCCCGACTGACCCAGTTAGTGGTCCAAGTCGCGCATGGCTTCTCCGGATCGAAACGGGCTGCACCCAAAGTCAAACCAAACGAGTTTCTGCCGTTCCCGGACTGGAAACCAGCCTCTACCGAGGTCGATGGCCCCGACCAACCGACCAAATTCATCCTTTCAGAGCTGATTCGGACTCGTCAGATACCTCTGCATGTGTTCGCGACACTGAACACTCCAGCGGAATAGCGGCCGTAGCATACGGATAACGAGTAGGGCCGGCAACAGTGGCTGATTTCAGAATCAATGTCACAGCCGAAACCCAGGCTGCCGAGCGGAAGCTTCAGGCAGTAGACAAGGCAGCGAACGAAGCAACTAGAAAACGAACACTAAATATCGATGTCGCGCAGATTGGGCGTGACTTTGGCAACATTGAAAAGAGCATTAAAGAAGCCGGCAATACAATCCAGACCTTCTATCGTGTCAGCAAGAATGTCCCCGGCATTGGCGACAAGGTTCAGCAATATGAAAACTTAGCCAAGAACGTAGCCGAAACCGCAAAGAACGCCCCAGCTTCAGCAGCAGCGCTTCGCGAGAACGCGAAAGCCGGCTCCATCCTTGCCAATTCCCTTGAGCTCGCAGGCTCGAAGGCCTCGGGCTTAGTCACGAATCTGGCCAAGATCGGGTTTGCAACCTTCGCCGTCAAGCAGGCAGTCGGAGTGCTGCAGGCAGCCTTTGGAGGCTTCTTCAACGAAACCATTGGTCGCGAGATCAAGCTCAGAGAGACCATCCTCAAGACCCAGACAACACTTGCCTCCACAAACAAAGTCTTCCGTGATGGTAAAGAGATCACGGATCCGTACCAGAAGATCGTCGCCCTATCTGGTGAGGTTAGCAAGCGTATTGACTCCATCCGAGAACGCTCAATTGCGTTAGCCGGCGTCACCTCAGGGGAGGTCATCGAAGTCTTTGGCATTGTTGCCTCCCAAGTCGGTCAAATCGGCGGTGGCCTGAAGGAAGCTGAAGACCTGGCGATTAACTTCGCCGCCGCGCTCGGGACCTTTGGGATCCCCCTCTACCAGGCGCGCCAGGAGATCGGTTCAATTCTGCGAGCGGACATCACAACCGATTCCTACCTCGCAAAAGCTCTTGGGATCACCAATGAGGATGTCGCGCGCGCAAAAACCCAAGCAGGCGGAGTTGTCAAGTTCCTCGAGGACCGTCTATCCGCAGCCGTCGCCGGACAACGGATTGCAGCGCAAGGCTTTTCCGGTGTCGTGTCCAACCTCAAGGACATCACCGAGCTTGTTGGACAGGCCTTCGGTCGTGGTCTGCTTGATCCACTACTGACAGGACTGACGCAGATCTTCGAAACCCTTTTCCGAATTCGAAGCACACTCTTTGAAATAGCCGAGGGCGCCGGCCGTACCATCGGTCGCGTCAGTTCCAGCGTGATCGGCCTGACGGCAGGCCGGACCGGGGCAGGCCAGGGCATCGATACCGCGAAGCTCGCAAATGACGCCAAGGATGTCGCGCAGAAGGCATTCAACGCAATCGAAGGCATCGCCCAGCGCACTGTTGGTGCAATTGCGTTGGCCTTCAGTGCGCTCAAGCCCTCAGTCCTTGTGATCGCAGATGCGTTCCGCGTCCTCACAAAAGCCTTTCTCGAAATCAAAGCAGGCACGTTCGAGGCCCTGGCCTCTGCCTTAGCCAACTTGGTGGTAGTCCTCGAGCCCGCTGTAACGGTCTTCGCTGGCCTGTTCAATGTCTACGCAAGGTTCCTTGACCTGCCGGGAGTCCAGTACGTCGCTGAACTAGCTGCTGTACTCGGGTTACTTAAGCGTGCTGGTCTGGACGCCGCTACCAACATCGCGCTCCTAGGACGCTTCATCGTCAGCTCAGTGGTACCAGCCATCGGGGCCTTAGGGACCTTCATGGCCACCCTGGTTGCAGGCATCGGCGCCGCGATCATCGCTGTCGGCCAGCTGACGTTGGCCCTCGCGGGTCTGGCGACAGCTTTGATATCACCCTTCAACGTCATCCCAGCTGTAGCAGCAGCCCTCAAGGATCTAGCCGGCAACCTCACCAGCGTGGCGACGAACACCACCAAAGCTGGTGACACGGTCAAAGATTCTGCGTCCTCCTTCCAATTACTGGGCTCGTCCGCAAAGGCAGCTGGCCTCTCGATTGTTACGTCTCTGGGCTGGGTCTTCCTCATCCAAGTCGGCATTGCCGCGATTGTCGATGCCTTCGGGAAGTACCAACGAGCACAGGAAGAAGCGGCTCGCACCGGCAAGGCCATGCAGGCCCTGCAGGAGCTGTCGACGACCTATAAAGACGTCGCTGACAACGCAGATAGTGCCACAAAAGCCGCAGTCGCCTTCAGGAAAGGTCTGGTCGACACAGAATACAACCGGACCATTGAGCGCCTTGAAGAGATCGCATCCAAGCTGAATGATCTCGAGTACGAGGCGCGCGCGGGCATTCAGACATGGGGTGAGTTCGCTCGCTTGCTCGGCGATTTCGCTAACGGGGACATTGATCCGTTTGGTGGCAGTAAAGAGACGGCGCGCTTGCTTGCTGAGGAAGTAAAGCTCCGTGAAGCCAAGCGCAAGATAGAGGCTGAAAGAGATAAGGCCAGCCTAGAAGACAATATCAAGCTGCAAGCCGACAAGCGCGTCAACTTAGAAAAAGAGATTGGAGAACTACGGAAGCAGCAAGAAGATCAACTCTTCCAGTTACGGCAACAACTGGCACAGAAAGAAGTCGACATCTTCCGCGCTGCCGGGGAGCTACGCCTCTTCCAAATGGAGCAGGCCAACAAAAAGCTCATCGAAGGCGAAGAAGGTGCCTCATCCGCTGCACTGGAGGCGCTCAACAACTACCTTTCTACCCGTGAGCGCGGGGAACTAGACATTGAAGCCTCTAAAAAGCAGCTGAATATCGAGGCTGCGAATCTCGAGCGCCAGATCTCCGACTATCGTCTCGAGAACGAGAAGAAAATCGCAGAGATCCGCAAACGCGCAGGTGACTACGAGACAAAGGTCGCAGATTACCGTCGGCAAGCAGCTGCAACAACCGGGGCTGCTCCTGGTGTCAGTGCTGGGTTCCTCGTAGGCAGTACGGGACGTAGCAGCGGGCCACACCTTGATCTGCGTAGCCCAACAAATGATCGCAAAGCCGTTGTAAATGAAGCTGTAGCCATCATCCGAGCCTGGCAACAACAGCAACTGCCGTACATTCAGCTGTCTAATGCCAAGATTGACGTCAAGAACATGACGGATGAGGGCCAGCTTCGAGCTGCCCTTCTCAAGGAACAAGATATTCATGGCCGCCGATCTGGTGGTGGAGCCATCGACATTGCGGTACCAGAAGGAACGCTTGTTCCAACCCCTGCAGGTACTCCAAGCTGGGGTGGTGCCGGGGGTTGGCAGGCGACATCCCTTCAAACCGGCAACCTTTTCTTACACGGACTCGGTTCTTCTACAGCCAGCCCACGTTCTCAAGGTGCGGTAGCTACTCCGGTAGCACCAAAAGCGCCCAGCTTTGCTGATATCGGCGCCCCCGCTATCGAAAAGTATGCCACTGCTGTCCGCAGCCTTGGCAGTTCCATGGAGCGCCTGCGTACGCTTCAAGCCGCCCTTACCGAAGCCAAGACTGCTGCAGCATTTGAGGAGATTGCTAAGGCTGCATTTCCCAAGGTCCAGATAGAAGAGTACGACAATCAACTTAAAGAAGCACAACTGAGCCTGGAGGCCTTGGCTGCCGCTTCAGCGGAGGCATACAACCCTGAGCAACTGAAGATCATTGTCGATGAGAAGACGAAGATCGCAATCCAAGAGCGAGAGATCCTACAGATCTACACCAAGGCTGCTGAGCAGCAGCGTGCTGGTCGGATCACCGAGGCCGAGAGAAACAAGCTCAAAGAGCAGCTTCTTGCAAGCCAAAACCAGTACGTCACAAAGCTTGCACAGGAGAAAGAGCTGCGTCTGAAGGTTCTCCAGATCACAGCCCAGCAGGCGGCTTACGAAGCCTCCCTCAACCGGACGCGCTCGTTGCAAACATCCACCCAAGATATTCAGACCCGAGCACGGCTTGAGTTGGAGGGGGTTCGCCAAGAGCTGATCGACGCCGAACTCAAGAAGGCTGAGCTTCAGCGCACCCTGAACGAAGCACTGAAAAAAGCGGGTGACAATCCGAGTAAGCAGACAGCGCTCCGTAGTCAGTTTGCTACTGAGGCCGCTGCCATCGATGCCCAAGCACGTGCGCAAATTGCAGCGAATGACCCCGTAGTGCAACTCATCGGACGCTGGAAGAGTGAACTTGCAGATACACGTGGCGAAATCGCTAGCCTCGGGCAGACCATCCAATCCGAGCTCGGGTCGACGCTTAGTACCGCCATCAGCGGTGTCATCTCGGGTACTGCAACGATTGGCGAAGCCTTTGGTCAGATGTTTGCCAACATTGGCAAGGCTTTTCTTGATATGGCAACTCAGATGATTGCCAAGGCATTGATCATGAAGGTACTGGGTATCTTTATGGGAGGTGGCAATAGTCTTTTCAGTGGCAACGCCAGTATTGGAGGTGGCGGCGGTTTCGGCTCATTCACCGGGGGCAGTTTTGGGAGCGGTGGTGTGGCAGACCTGCCCGGTCTTGGTGGTGCAGGCGGACTTTCCTCTCCAGGGCTCTACTCAGGTATTAGTTTCCGCGCAGCCGGCGGTCCCGTCTCCGCCCGCACCCCCTACATCGTTGGCGAACGTGGCCCCGAGCTGTTCGTCCCCGGATCTAGCGGTTCCATCATCCCCAATCATGCGATAGGTAGCGACAAAACCGTCGTTAATGGCGGTATCAATATCACCGTACAGAACACAGGCGAAAGCTTGGGTGCGGAAGCCCAAAAACAAATCGCTCGTCAAGTTCAAGGTATTGTGATGGGAACGCTGATGAATGAACGGCGTAGCGGAGGGATGCTGCGATGAACGCACTTGGTTTCCTCGACATTGACGACCTGCGCCTAACCTTCGACGCCACCGTCAAACGCAGTACCCGCAGTCAGCGGGTGCAGTTTGGGGATGGTTACAGCCAAATCATCACGGACGGCCTCAATACCGAGAACGAAGTGTGGCAATGCCGCACGCCTCCCATGGCTGGCTCAGACACCTGGGGATTAGAGGCGTTCTTCCTGCGCAAGCGCGGAACCTCCTTCTTGTGGACTGATCCCGATGCCACCAAGACCTTCTATGGGCAGTTCACAGCTGGTCAGCTGCGACTTGGATACACAAACATCAGCACGCTGACCTTAGAAGGCTATACACGTCCAACCAACTACACAGCAAACTTGGCCTCAGGGATTCTCACATCCGTCAACATCCCAAACTCACAGTCCGTGACGATCACGCTTGGGCTTGCCGCAAAGCAGTACGTCGTCCGTGATGGCTGGGAGATCAGTCACATCGGGCCCGACATTTACGGCGTCAGTTTTGAACTGGAACGTGTGTACACATGACCCAGCAACCCCCAAACGCTGAAACGTTCAAGACCCAGCTCCCCGAGGTCGTTGACCTCTTCACGCTGGACATCACGATCCTGCTACCACCCGGCAGCACCGACCCGGCGATCTATCGCTTCTGTAACTGGACGCAGGTCGGGGGCACCGACGTTGTCTACCGAGGCGAAACGTACATCGCGCTCCCGTTGCAGGCCAGCGGCTTCGAGCTGAACACCAGCGGCCAGCTAGAGCGTCCCAACATCACGTTCGCCAACGTCGGCCTCAGCATCACAGAGCTCACCAACACCTACGACGATCTCGTGGGTGCCAGCGTCAGCCGGATCCGCACCCTCACCACCTACCTCGACGGCCAACCCGCCGCAGACCCCGACGCCTTCTGGGGGCCCGACTCTTGGGTCGTCGAGCAGAAGTCCAGCGAAACCAAGCTCGCGGTCACCTTTCAGCTCGCGGTCCCATTCGACCTCGAGGGACGCAGCCTCCCTGGTCGCCGCCTTCTGCGCGAGCAATGCCAGTGGGTCTATCGCAGCGAGATCGGCTGCCACTACTCCGGCAGCAACTACTGGGATGCCAACGACAACGTGGTGGCCACCTTGGCCCAGGACGCCTGCGGTAAACGCCTCAGCAGCTGCCAACTGCGTTTTGGCGCTACCAGCCGCTTGCCCTTTGGCGGCTTCCCCGGCCTCGTCGATTCCCAGGGCTAATGACACTCAGCACCTACGCCAACCCCCTGACGCAGGCTAAACAGCAGGCCATCAGGGCCTATGCAGAAACTGCATACCCGAAAGAGGCGTGCGGCTTTGTGCTCGGCGACGGCAGCGTGGTGCAGTGCGCCAACACCTCCACCGAGCCCGACACCTTCACCATCAGCGCCTCCGAAACCGCGCAGTACCTCGACGACGCCATTGCCAGCTGGCACAGCCACTCAAACTACGCCCGATTCAGCCCAGCTGACATCCGAGCCTGCAAAACGCTCAACCTGCCCTACGCCGTCTGGGACTGCGGCAGCTCGCAATGCTTCTGGCTTGACCCGCGCCAAGACGCCGGCCTCGTGGGGCGCCCCTGGAACTACGGCGTCTACGACTGCTACTCCGCTGTCCGTGACTGGTACTACCAGCAGCAGGGCTTAGTGATGGGCGACTACCCACGCGAGTACGAAGGTGAATGGTGCCAACGCGGATTCACCCATTTTGAGGACAACTTCGCCACTGAAGGCTTCAGCAGGATCGCGCCCACCGAACCGTTGCAGCGCGGAGACGTGATCCTTTTCCGCATCCGTAATGACGTCACTTGCAACCACGTCGCAGTAGTAGAAGATCCAGCCGCGAATATGCTGTATCAACACCTTGTGGACCGTCTGTCCGGCCTAAGTGCCTACAGCGGTTACTTTCGCGAGAATGCGTACATGGTGGTACGGAGGAGCGCCTGATGGTCACGATCCGCCTATTGGGTGAAGCGGGCAGGCGTTTCGGCAGACGCTTTCAGCTGGCAGTGAAAACCCCCGCCGAAGCCCTCCGAGCACTATGTGTTCAACTGCCCGCACTGCGTCAGTATCTGGTGGAATCTGGCGAGAACGGCATCAACTGGCGCGTCGTTACCGAAGACCCAATGGGCCTCGACGAAGACCAGCTGCTCTGGCCCCTCAGCAAACGGCTAGTCCTCGCCCCCATGCCCGCCGGCAAAGGCGCCGTGGGCAAGATATTAGCGGGCGTGGCATTAGTAGCATTGGCGGTTGTTACTGCCGGTGCAACCTTAGGCCTATTTGGCTTAGGTACAGTTGGCTTATCAGCATTTTCTGCCCCTCTCGCCGGAATCGGCATCTCCTTCATCTTCGGCGGTGTAGCCGAACTCCTGACACCCACACCCAAGATGCCAACAGTGGGTGGCTCTGTAGGGGGCAGTGCCACCGAAGGCCGCAGCGATGACCAACTAAAGAGCTTCACCTTCGATAAAAGCAACGCCAACACCCTTCAAGGCGAAGTGGTGCCGGTGCTCTATGGCGAGCGCATCGTTGGTGCCTTGCCCGTCCTGTCCTTCGGCCTCGAACTGCAGAACTCACTGTGATGGACACCTCCGCCGATAACACCCTGAACGCACCAGAGGTCAGCGGCGAGGGCGGCGGCCGGCGTCAACCCGACCCTGTCGTCAATCAGTACGTCACGGTTACAGCGCCATCACGTCAGCCGGTCGAGGAAGCCAACAACCTTTTTTCCGTTGCGTTTGCCAAGACCGTCTACGCCATCAGCGAAGGCGAGATCGAGGGCTTCCCCAACGGCGCTGCAAAGGACATCTTCCTGGATTCCACGCCAATCCAGAACCCAGATGGCACCTACAACTTCACTGGCTACAGCCTCGACAGCCGCACCGGTACCGACGAAACCCAGACCCCAATGCCGGGGTTCAGCACCGTCGAGAACGCCAACGGTGTAGGCATCGCCGTCACCCAAGCCGTTGGACCGATCACCCGCACGATCACCGATGCCGATGTGGAGCGCTGCCGCGTCATCATCAGCCACCCAGCACTACAGGCGAGCAACCAAACCAACGGCGACATCACCGGCACCAGCGTCAGTTACCGGATCGCCGTCTCTACCAACAGCGGCCCCTACATCACTGTCGCTCAACCCACCGTCAGCGGCAAATCCAATAGCGAGTTCCAACGCGCCTACGAGTTTGACCTGAACGGCGCAGGGCCGTGGAGCATCCGCGTCACCCGCCTCACCGCCGACAGCACCACGCCCTACCTACAGAACAGCATCGTGTGGCAGAGCTACACCGAGATCGTTGACGAAAAATTCGCTTACCCCAACACTGCCGTCCTCGGTGTCAAGGTCGACGCCCGCCAATTCACCAGCATCCCCGACGTGTCCGTGCGACTGCGCGGTAAACGGGTCCAGGTGCCGAGCAACTACAACCCAATCACGAGGGTCTATACCGGCTTCTGGGACGGTACTTTCAAGATGGCGTGGACTGACAATCCCGCCTGGATCTTCCGCGACATCGTGATCAACGCACGCTTCGGCGTCGCTCGCTATGTCCCCACCATTGCGGTGGACCCCTGGTACTTGTACACCATTTCGCAGTACTGCGATGAGCCGGTTCCGGACGGTGCCGGCGGCACTGAACCTCGCTTCACCTGCAACGTCTATCTACAGAATCCCGGCGGCGTCTACGAAGTCCTGAACGCACTGGCCTCCTGTTTCCGCGGATTGGTCTACTACAGCGAGGGGAAGCTCTACCTGACGCAAGACCGCCTCCAACAGCCCGTCCAGCAATTCAGCGAAGCCAACGTCATCCAAGAGGTGAACGACAGCGGCCAGGTCACCTCTCCGTGTTTTAACTACACCGGCACTGCCAAAACCGCACGCAAAACCGTCGTACTGGCGAACTGGGACGACCCCAATCAGGTGTACTCCAGCGTCAGCGAGTACCTCCAGGACGACACGCTCCTCGAGCGCTTCGGCTACAACCCCATCGACCTGCGGCTGCTGGGCGTCACCTCCCGCGGTCAGGCACTGCGGGCCGCCAAACACACGCTCTTCTCCAACCGCTACGAGACCGAGAAAGTCAGCTTCCGCATCGGCGCCGAAGGTCTAGCCGCCAGTGTCGGCGAAATCATCCAAATCGCTGACCCCCTCAAGCAAGGCCAACGCCTCGGTGGCCGTGTGACCAGCGTCAGCGCCAACAACGTGACCGTTGACGCACCCCTGACCCTCAACCCCGCCATTGCCTACACGCTGACTCTCGTCATCCCCGACGGTGAGACCACCACCAATCCCGACGGCACTACCACAACATCCCCCAAGCTCAGCACCCACCAGATCGCCAGCAACACGCTCGACGCGGAGGGGCTGTCAGTGCTGCTCCTCAGTGGCAACGTCACCACCCAACCCGGCAGCCTTTGGGTATTGGAGTGGGCCGTCAATACAGCCGCGCTCTACCGCATCATCGCCATAAGCGAGGTCGACCCCCTCATCTTCCAAGTCGAGGCCCTGCAGTACAACGCCTCCAAATACGACTACATCGACAACAATCTGCCCGTTGCCATACCCAGGGACCGGTTCACCCTCCAAGCCGCCCAGCCGGTTACAGACCTAACCGCTCGACTGGTCTTCCGCAACAATCGCACCCAAATCGACGCCGGCTGGCGCTCACCGCAGCAGAACGGAGCAGACAGCCTGTCTGTCCGGTCCTACTCGTACCAGTGGCGCAGTGTCGGCGCCAGCGAATGGAGTGACATCGCCACTACGAGCACGACCAACGCCGCGGTCTCTTTGCCAGATCACGTCTACGGCAACACCTACGAGGTACGTGTCGCGACCTCGGATCGCCTTGGCAGGCAAAGCGACTGGGCCGTTAGCAGCGTTGTCGCCTTTGAGGCCATCCCTGATCTGAGCGACCCGGCCTACAACGCCGTTATCCGTCACCAAAACCAGCCTGACGGCACTCAGTTGCTGATCGTTGACGCGGGTGTCTGTCCAGTCCCCGAGCGCGTCAACGGTTACCGCATCTGGGCGTTCCCCACCAACGTGCCCACCGTCATCCCCGGCGTCAAACCCCCCGATCCCGACGGCTGGTACTTCCTGAGCAACATCCCCCTGACGGGGTACTACACCATTGCGTTTCACGCTCCCGGGGACTGGGAGATCCGCGCCGCCTTCACCAGCGCCATCTTCGGAGAACAGCCAAGCGACTACCTCTACGACACGGTGGAACGCGACGAGATCGTTCCGCCCACCCCACGGCTATTCACCGTGGTGGAAAACAGCAACAGCGGCCAAAAGCGCTTCAGCTGGCAGCTGCCGCTCTCGACCTACGGCTCCTGGGATCAGGGCGTTGTCGCCGACGTGGTGTCCTACGAGATCCGTTACAAACAAGGCGGCCTAGTCAACAGCAGCCCATCTCAGACTTGGGACCTCGGCATCCCTCTGTACTCCGGCGGCGTCTCTGCCCAACAGCAGTGGTTCGAGACCTCGCTATTCGACACCGACACCTGGACCGTGATGGTGAAGTCGGTTGACGCGACCCAGTGGCGCAGCGACGACCCCGCCTTCATCTTGCTGAACATCGGCGCCCCTCCCGTCAGCAATGCGGTCTACGAGGAGACCATCAGCTCCACGACCTGGCCTGGCACTTACATCAATGCCCAAGTCGACCCCGCCACCAACACCCTTAAGCAGATCAACCCGGCAGTCGACAGCTACTACCGCTGGAACTTCGACAACAACTTCTACGAAAGCAGCCTGCTGGTCTCGACCACCGCGCAGGCCACTTATCAGCACAGCGTCGGTGCCCTAACCGGCGCAGATACCTCAATCCTGCAGGACAACGACAACGAGATCTGGCAGGAGAACGGAGAGCCCTTCTTCGCCGAGCAACGTACTTACACCTCCGGCGCACTTAGTGGCGAGTCCAGCGGCATCCTCCACCCCTACGCCCCCTACGAAAAGCTGATCGAGGACACCTATCTCGTGCAGACGCTGTTCCGCAGCGTCGACGGCGTCACCCCCGGCACCCTTTCCGGCATCAGCTTCCAGCTGGACTACCCAGACGTAATCGAGAACGTCAACGACGCCGTCATCTCCTCCAGCGCTGGCGGGACCGCCATCCCCCTGACAAAACCTTTCCGCGCCGTGAAGTCTGTGCAGCTAACACTGCAAAGCTCCGGCTCGAGCGCCATCAACGCAATTGTGCTCAGCAAGTCAACTAGCTCGGTAACCGTAAAATGTGTGAACAGTAGCGGTGCTGCTGTGGCGGGCCTCGTTGATCTAACCGTGGTGGGCTACTGATGGCTGGACAACGCATTTCTCAGCTGCCCGCAGCCACAGCAGTGGCCAGCGCTGATCTCTTCCCATTCAGCTCCATCAGCGGCAGCCAAACCCGCAAAATCACAGCCGCCGTACTGGGCTTAGCTCTAACCCAGCTGGGACTCTCTGTCGGCCCCACTCAGCCCTCTGCTCCCTACAACGGCCAGCCGTGGATCGACACCAGCACCAACCCACCGGTGCTCAAGGTGTGGAACGGCGCGACGTTCACGATTGTCAGCTTCCTGCCTGGCAGCGCAGTCATCACCAACCCAGCAGCAACGGCACCCGGATCGCCAGTCCTGGGTCAGCTCTGGCAAGACACCAGTCAGACGCCTGATGAACTGAAGATGTGGGACGGGGCCAATTGGGTGCGTACAGACCCACTAGGCATTACCCAGACCGCCGGCGACGCCCGTTACCTGCAGACATCCACAGCCGCCAGCACTTACCTGCCCCTAGCAGGGGGCACCCTGACCGGAAACCTCACGCTTCCCGGTGTCCCGACCACCACCAACATGGCGGCCACCAAGGGGTACATCGACACCCTGATCGCCGACGCTAAGAGTGTCCCTCAGAACGCACGTTCAAGCGCCTACACGTTGGTCGCCTCAGACGCGGGCAGACACATCAGCATCACCACCGGCGGAGTAGCCGTCCCGGTTGGTGTGTTTGCAGTGGGAGACGTGATCTCGATCTACAACAACTCCGCCACCGCCCAAACCATTACCCAATCAAGCGGCGTCACGCTGCGGCAAGCGGGCTTCACAACCACCGGCAACCGCACCCTCGGCTCCTACGGCATCGCCACCATCCTTTGCGTTGCGGCCAACACCTTTGTGATCAGCGGTGCTGGGCTGACCTAAATGGGCATCCATCAACTGCTACTAGGTGGCGGCGGCGAACTCGTTGTAGTCATCAGCGCGACAGCCACGAACCTCAACGCCGCCACGCTGTTCGGCTCGAACTACGGCAGCGGTGTGGCCAAGCGCCTGATCATCAACTCCGGTGTGACCATCGGCGGCACATCCGCAGCCTCGCCCGCCCTGACCATCCCAACGGGATTGGCGGGCTCACTGCTCATCGACAACTACGGCGCCATCCAGGGAGCCGGCGGTGTGGGCGGGACATCGGGAGCCGGCGGTGACGGCGGGAACGCAATCCTCGCGCAAGCTGCCTGCCGAATCATCAACAACGCAGGCGCCACGATCTATGGAGGCGGCGGCGGCGGCGGCCGAGGTGGTAATGGTGGGGATGGTGGTGGTGGCTTTTACTACTACACAGCGACACAGATCCTTGGTGATCCTTACAACGTAGGAAGTGACTGTGATCAGGCATGTCGTAACTATCCTTACGGCGATTGGTCTGACGCTTATTGCTACGCCGATTGCTACGTCGGATACGATAATGATGGGATACGAGCGGACTCTTGCTGGACTTGCGCCAGAAATTACACAGCCACTGCATACACCTCTGGCGGTAGCGGTGGAGCAGGAGGCGCTGGTGGTCGTGGCCAAGGTTACGAAGGTGCTTTAGCAGCGGGCGCGGCTGGTGCAGGCGGTGCAGCCGGCGGAACAAACGCAGGTGCTGGTGGCACAGGCGGAACCGGCGGTTCTGGTGCCAGTTGGGGAGCCACGGGTGTCACGGGCAACACCGGCGGTACGGGTGCCAACGGAAACAATGGCGCTGGAGCTGGCGGAGCATCAGGCTCAGCGGGTGGGCTGGCCGGCTTCTATATCAACGGCCTTTCCACCTTCGTTACTCTTACAAATAGCGGCACTGTTGCCGGGAGATCCAACTGATGGCACTGCGTTACACAGTCCGCGAGGTCGCCGTTAATTCTGTGACCGTCGACTTCGAGAACGGCGCATGGGCCATTGTCCCGATTGACGCCAGCATGTCCAAACGGGACATTGAAACCCGCATCCGCCAGTTCGGCTTTGTTCAGGGGCACTTCTCAAGCACCGAGGACGTGCCTCTCACAGCCGGTGATGAGGGCGAGCTACTCAGCGATGCAGAGCTGAGCGCGGCACGCACATATACCTACGCCGAAGTCCGAGCGATGCACTACCCCGCGCTCGGTGACCAGCTAGACGCCGCCTACTGGGGACGCAACGGGCGTAGCGAGGACCAGGAGGCAATAGACGCTGCCATCTCACGGGTAAAGGACATCGTCCCTAAAGACACGGCACCGATGACACTGGAAGAAGTCCGTGCGCTGACTGCACCTCTCAGGCCACAAATGAACGGCATGACCCCAGCCGAGTTGATTGAGGCTCTGGAGTCCTGATGCTCGAGGAGGCAAAGCGCCGCTACAAGATCTGCCAAGCCTGCCCTTTCTTTCGACCAGGCATTCGGACCTGCGCCTCGTGTGGGTGCTTCCTGCCGGCAAAGGTGATGGTGCCCATCATGCACTGTCCAGAGAAGAAATGGTGAGTCTGAAGTAAAGAGACCAAGGTCGCTAAAATTGCAGCATGGCTATCTCGCCCGGCACTTACAACATCAGCCTGCAGCGCCGGGCGGACTACAGCATCACGCTGCAGTTCAAAGACAGCACTGACGCGCCCATCAACCTGACTGGCTGGACCGTCGCCGCCCAAGCCTGGAACCAAGCCCGCACCAGCAAGTACGCCGACTTCACTGTCACCTACACCAACCGCGTGACTGGCACCGTCGCCATCGCTCTGAGCGACGACCAGACAACCAGCTTCCCTAGTGAGGCGTACTACGACGTTCTGCTCACCAACCCGTCTGGCCTGAAGGAGTATTACCTCCAAGGCATCGTGCTCGTCTCCGAGGGCTACACAGCATGACTGCTGTAAACGTCAGCGCCTTAACCAATACTGTCACCGTCACCGAAAACGGCAGCAGCACCGTCGTCACGGTCCCGCAAACCTCGGTCGTCACAGCCACAACTGTGGGGCCACAAGGCCCATCTAGTATCGCGGCAGGCGGTCTCCCTACAGGCGGAGATCCAGGCAACATCCTGCTTAAAAGTAGCTACGCCAATTACGAGTCAACCTGGGCCGCTAACCTAGATGGAGGCACGTTCAATTAGCCATGGCACGTATTCAACTTAAGCGCGGCCTGAAGGCCAACTTGCCTGCAACCGGGATGCTCGCAGGTGAGCCTCTGGTTACCACCGACCGGGGCACACTTCACGTTGCCACCGATGCCACCACCAAGCTGCCTGTGGTGCCGGCAGTCGACGACCTCACCACGCTCGCCAGCGTGGATGGCGCGGCGGACCTGATCCTCATCCACGACGCCAGCGAAAGCGCAGGGCAGAAGGAAAAGAAGATCACCTTCAACAGCTTTAAAACGGCACTCAACATTCCTGCCGCAAGCACCGACGAAAAGGTGGCTGTGGTGAGTGGCGGCACCGCCGGTTACATCTGGGGCACCGACGGCACCAACGGCGTCATCCGCCTCAACAGCAGCCTCAGCTGGACAAAGGACGCCGGGAATGGCTTCGTGACTATCGCCGTAGACACCGTGGACGGGGGCAGCTTCTGAGATGCCACGTAACGCCAAGATCCTGATCCGCAACG